TACCTTTTCCTTTTCCTTTTTTACCACCTTCAGCGGATTCTTCTGTAACAGCCTGCTCCGCGCCAGGTGTGGAGATTTGGGCGGCCGCATCGGTTTCTGTTACGATACTTCCCATCCCGAGGGCGGTGAAGTGTTCGGCAGATTCCTTTGATGCGGTGATTGTCTCACCTTCAGGGAGCGTCTTCTCTCCCTTGAAGTCTTTCGCGTATTCCACTTTGAACTGAACGTCGTTCGGGTTTTTGAAGCCCGGTGCGCCAGGTGTGGAGATTTGGGCGACTGTTACGGTTCCTACTGTTGATTGCATATAAAAAAATTACGGTTAGAAAATAATGGTTACCTGTATCACTATTAGGTAGTGATGGCGGTTTTGATGGTAGCGAATGTCTGACCCTTCACAATCGCTTTCGCGCGGATGGTGCTGATATAGTCAAAGTAGAACTGCTCCAGCACTACTGAGAACTGATTGTTCGCGAAGTCGGTACCATTGTAACCAACCTTCATGATCATACCACCACGAAGGAGGATATTATACTGCTTGAAGTCACCAACCAGCAGATCATCCGTAGCCATTGCGGGGTTACCTACCATAGCAACATTAGCCAGAGAAGCCGGGGGTTGCAGGAAACCACCCTGAGCATCCATAGTTACACCGATGCGGTGTTTCTTATATGTGCTCATTACAGCGGCATTTGTCACTGCACCGAAAGTCGCATTGTCCACCTGGGCAGCTGCGGCATCGATAGTGATGTAGTCATTGTAATTGGTACCAGAAATGGCTGCACCGTTTTTATAGGCTGTACCGGTATTGTAAGCGGTGGCAGCACTGATGATGTTTGCCAGAACTGCGGTGTTGATCCGGTTGATCAGATCCTCGCGGCCCTTACCAAGGATATCAGCCTGTAAACGGGCGAAGTCCAGATTAAACTCATCAGTGAAAGTTAGCAGGGTAGCTTCTTTCTTATACTGAGAAGATTTCAGTGTATAAGCATACTGGCTAAGCGGTTTTGCAGCACCTTCAGCAACAGTTGCAGAAGCGCCTTGTTTAACGTCTTCATCATACCACAGAGCAAACTGCTGATCCATAGAGGCGTTCACCAGGTTACACAGATCAAAAACCCATGGATTATTACGGTACTGGCTGATGATCGGAGCGTTACCACCCAGACGGAGCAGGGTTGCAGCGTTCAGGGATTGAGCGATAGATGATGTGTTACCAGAACCGCCGATATCAGCAGCAGATCCATGAGGACCGGCAGCTTTGGAGGTACGATCGTAAGGAGTAGCAACGAATTCACCTTTGGCATTTACCTGAATCAGGAAATCAACGGTACCAATACCTTGTTTAAACACCTGCTTCAGTTGATCCTCGTTCTCTTTCAGCACCTGACTGATGGATTTGGAACCAATTTCAGAGCTGTTCAGCTTAGCAAGAACCTGCTGCATAGAGGTACCCTGTGCTTTAGCGGCGGTATCCAGTGCGGTCAGTTCATCGCGGAGAGCTTTGATCTCGGTATTGGTAAGGGAATCCTTGACCCCGGTGATCAGCTGCCCTACTTCTTCCTTGCTGAGTAAACCTTCGGCCATTTTAGCCTGAGTCTGGGCGACCATTTTCTTAACGGCCAGGAGCATCTTCTGCTCGGCTTCGTTCATTCCTTCTTTTTCTGCGGCTGTCAGTTCAACTTGACCGACTAAACCTACGGTGGCCAGTGAAGTACCGGCTTCTTCGTGCTTACCCATAAGGAACAGGGCACCTACTACCAGAATACCGATAGCAGCGAGCACATACTTGTTTTTGAAAATCTTGTTCATGAGAAAACTGTTTTTTTAATTAATAATTGCTTTTGCGACTTTCTCCCAGTCGACTTCCGTTTTTGTATCACTGACACTTTCGTTCTCCTCCTTTACCTGCGTGGTCGTAGCCGGCGCGTTTTGCTGAGTGCTCGCTGGCGGCTCAGCTGATTTGAAACCAAGTGATGGTGTAATTGTGTTTGACCCTTTAACAACAGCGGATCCTTCAACGATCTTTGCCTCGAGGACGGCCCAGAACATACCTCTCGCCTCTGCTTCATCCCTGTTGATAACCTGGTCGATATAGGTCTGCCAGTTGGCATATTCCTCTTTGTAGTAATCATCATCCGGCCGGTTCACACAGAACTTTATTGTCACGTAACGCATGCCGACAGAATGGTTTTTCACCCACCCTTTCCGGTATTGGCCTTCCATGTACTCGTTCCGGCCGGTAAATGGTGTGGCGAAAATCAATGCCTCGGTAGTTCCAATGGCATCGTAACCGAGATCTTTCCATGCGATCTTTTCAGTATATGCCTTGGCCTCATCGCTGATGATATGGTCAAAGGCCATCGTGTGCTCCTGCAGGTGGAGGAAAAACTTATTCTCCTTCAGGCTCTTTTTCCAGATGCCAGGAATGTGAACATCCATGTGGCTGTCCATGATGTTCGTAGTATTGATCACGTTCAAGACAGTATCAGCCTTACCGAGATCAATAGCCACATTTTCAGCAGCCTTTGTGAGTTGGCCGTCTTTATCAACTGCCAGGCGGGAGTTGATATTAACTGAAAGGGTGATCGGGTCCGCTTCCTTGGTCGCCGCTTTCTTTTCGGCAATGAGCAGGGCAAGGTTATCCTTCATCCACTTCAGCAGATCATCCCCTTTCAGGTGTGCGGGTACGTGTACCCCGGCGAATTTCACAGTAGGCTGTGTCATTTCTTAACGATTTGATTTGTTTTAACCACCGTATCCTTTATGGCTTTGGCGGCTTCAATGTCTTTTGGGTCTGGTTGTTTTACGTCTTTGCTCATATTGGTCAGTATTTTATCTTGTCGTTTTCTCAAAGCGTGTTTCATCGTTGCCTTAAACTTCCTCAAACTGCTCATATACATCAATTTGTTGCGTACAGTGATTTATCCTCGATCTCCTTGATCCGCTCAGGCTGAAACAGGCGCTGCTTCTTCTTCATGAACTTCAGGCGGCCAGGCGTGTGCTTGGCGTTGTTTTTATTCTTGCTCACCTGGGAAGCCAGTTTCATCTTCCGCTTCTGAACAGGCTCAAAAAACCCGTCATGAGTGGGAACTACAATGTTCTTCCTGCCAGTCTTGCTCTTGTTCTCATCGGCTTCATTGATGGCTGCCCTGAGCGACTGCATGCGGATCTTCACCTGCAACCTGGTCAGGAAACGGGTGATCTGCGGCCGGAAAACCCGGAGCAGGAAGATGATCGTACCAATGATTAATATGATGGGTATGAACTTCATTGCTGGTTGTTGTTAGTTTGTTGATTTTGGTCAGTGTTATTTGGATCCTGCTGTTGCTGCTGGGGAGGAGTAGCACCTGTACTACCAAACTTCCAGCCCATGGCCAGCAGCTCGTAGTAATACTTTCCTCCGAACTCGCCACCGATCGGATCCTGTGCGTTCGCGATCCTCCAGTCGTCCATCGTGATCAGGTTATGTAGAAATTCAATCTGCAGTGCTTGGTTTCGTGTATACCTCGCTTGGGCCATCTTCTGCTGATCATCCTGAAGGGCCGGGACATGGGAAAAGTCAATCTCCATGTCCAGATCGAATTTGTATAGATCAAAGAACCGCTCCCACTGCTCGGTTATGTTTTCCGCTTCCGGGATGATCGTATCCTGGTAAAAGATCTTTTTCGCCTGTTCTTTATTGGCGAATGTTACCCCTTTAGTTGAGGCCATGAGCTCGTACTGATACCCATACTGATCACAGATGCGCTGGATATCATCATCGATTTCCTCGAACAGCAAAAGGTCTTTTGTCGGGATACCCATCTGCGTCCATTTGATGGAAGCCGACGTGATGATGAACTGCCACTGGGATTTACTAAGCCCATAGCGACGGAAATCGTTCTGTAAGGCTATTTTTTCATCCTCTTTAATCGGGAGAAATCCACCAGGGTCTTTGCCATCGGAGGAAATAATACCCAGTGCACCACGGTAATTGATTAGGACGTTACGGGACTCATAGGCTCCGATGATATTGTTAACCGGCATTTCAATTGCCTTGAGCCTGGATTCAGGGAAGATGGCGGAGTTGAAAGACGGAACAAAATCCTTGATGATATAGATCTGGTCAACCGGAATCGTCGCTTTTTCTTCACCGAACCGGATCACGATGCTTTTGATAACATCGCCGTTCGATTGGGCAAGGGTCCAGTTCTTCTTTGTCTCCTCGATTTCAAGCATATTAGCCGGAAGATTCCAGAGCTGCGTAGCTTCATAGTTCGGGTAGCCTACCGGCTTATTAACCATCATCAGGCAGTAGCCAAATAGCTGCTGATAGATATACTGCTGAGCCCTGAACTCCTTCTCTGACTGGAGCGGATTGGGGTTTGACAGAAGGTTCCTGATTTTAGCCGCTACCGGGCTGGTTGATTCCTTCTCCTTTGCCTTACCCTTCTTATTAAGTATGAAGATCTTACCGTTAATAAATGCCTGTGCTTTTTTGGTAATGATGGAAGCGAAAGGTGCACAGGATTCAAAGGCTTTTACCGCTGAAGTATGGCCGGAATAACTGAACTTATAATCATAACCTCCGGGACCATTGATTGACCAGAACTCACCGCCACGGGTTGAATAGTCAGCCCCAAGGAGTTGAGGGGGAGCCACTGTCAGGCCTTTAGTTACCAGGGATAGAGTGCTTTTATTTCCGGTCTTCATTCAGCCTTTTTTGGGTCCGGTGTCCCACCGGCGGGGGTTTTTATTGTCTTGTTCCAGTATCCTTCTACTGAGTTTGCCCACCCTTTAGCAAGCAGGATCAGCACCATCAGGAAGGAGAAGACGGAAAGAAGCACCTGCACTGCCTTTGCACCGTTGGTCCATTCTTCGTTATCCGCTTCATGTTCAGCTTTCAGCATCCAATATGACAGGCCAAAACCGGCCAGCCAAAGGAGCGAAATGATGAATTGTTGCATCATATATGTTTGGGGTTGGCGTAAAACTATATTTTTTTTAGAACGGAAATAGTTATTTTAACTATTTTATTTTTAACAATTGAGTTAAGAATGTTAATATTGGGGTCATAAATACTTTCTCTCTTGAAGAAATAGTAACCGTTTTTGACGCCAAACAAAGGAGAGCCCGGTCATTCGCCGGGCTTTTTTTATTCAGTTGTACAGTATCTGTTTGATCTCCCCAATGGTGTAGTGCTGG